ACAGAAAGATACTCTACCCGTGCGCAGGGTCAAGTTTTTGTTCGAGCTATGTTCTCGTTAGGTTCGATTAATGTTCCAGAGGCTGGCCAGTTCGTCGAGATGCAGGCGCAGCCGGTCAGCGCAGGTATCGCGCTGCCTGCGGGTGGTGTGCCGGTCGCCGATGGCGCGGCCCAAACCCACGATTTCACACATCAATTCGTAGCCGGACTTGCCGAGCAAGGCGCGGCACTTTCTGAGATCGCCGAGGGCATCGGTTTGCTTTTCCGCCAGTGGAACATAGTCGCCGCCATCGACATATTCGCGGAACTGGCGACCGGCATCAGTGTTCGCGGTGCGGAAGGTATTCGCGAATCGGAAGGCGGCTTCGACCTGCCGTGCATCAAGCGCGCCATTGCGGGCAAGAACGACGACCGACCATTCGCGCAGCGCCAGCACCTGCGCGCGGTGTTCGATGTTGGCGATGGTCTTCGGCTGCGGGATGCTCATGATTGCCCTAAGAATTCTGAATAACGACGGTCACTACGGCGACTAGCGCACCGAGAAAGAGGCCGGTCCAGAGCATCATTTTGTCGCGGCCATGGAAGAGCGCAAAACCGTAATCGAGCGACATGATCTGCATCACCGCAGCAATGATGGCGATGTAGCGCGACGCTGCCGCACCGGTATATGTCGTGACTTCAAATTCCGTTGAACGCGCATAGATGGACACCAGAACGTTCAAGACCATGGCCGCCCATAGCAGGAACAGCCCCAACGTCATTTGCCGTACTCGATCATAGTCGCCATCGCCTCGCACCGCCGCCCAGATGAGGCGGTAATAGGCTGCAACGATGGTAACGACCGAACCGGCAAACAGTCCATTGAGGATGCTCATCAACAGGTTGGGTTCCACAGTCTCCCGCAGTGCAAAGAACACAGCGGTCAGTCCGGCGATCCCCCATAGAAAGCGGTTAAGTGCTAGGCTTTTGAGCATCACGCCGGTCCCTTCTCGCAATTTTGTCATTCTCTTGGATCATGCGCTTGACGACATATTCCAGTCGGCTTGATGCGGTCTCGATGTCGCGCCGCGCCTGCACAACACTGTCGAGCATATCCCGCCGTGTTCCGTCACGCGGATTGAACAGCATTTTAAGGAAGCGTTTCACTTGCTTTACCTCACTGGCGGTTGCGAACGCAGCAAGTCGGTCAGACGAACAATTGCTGCGGTCGCCGCTTCCTGTGCTTTGACGGTTTCTCTTGTCATGACGATCAGCGTTTCTGTCAGTTCCTGGTTGCGGTTGTAGAATCGATAGCAAGTGAACCCCAACGCGATGATCACAAGGCCGGGCAGGCCGAGGGCCAGCAGCTGCTGGAATACTGGTTCAACAAGTCCTGTCGGTTCCATTTCTCACTCTTCGGGCGGCGGTTCTGGCGCGGCGAGCGGTGTTGGTGGAGCTACTGGCCGGATGGCCGGTGTAATCAGTTCCTGCGCATAGCTGATGCCTTCGTCAGGCAGTAGCGGGTCCGGCGTTGTCCACGCCTTCATGCTCTGGTTCCAGGTGTAGACGACTTCGCCCACGGTGATCGTATCGCCATTGGTCAGCATCGCGGCACCCATAGTGTTGAGAGGGCATGGCGCAGCCAGTCAGGCGCGAAGGATGGCGATCCGGCGTTGGCCTCGCGATCCTCGTAATACATGGCGGTGATCCTGAGAACGAGATCGCGCAGACCAGCTGGCGTCTCTTCCGGTGTCGCATAGCCGGTGATGAGTTCGACGACAATGCTGGTATTGGCAGGCGCAGCACCCTGCCGTGTCAGCACGCCGCCAGACGGGACCAGCCACGATTGCTGCACGCCCATTTCCGGTGAGACCGCGCCGACGATCTGATACATCGGCGAGATGTCGTCGCCGCCCTGAAGAACCCGAAACGAACTGATTCCGCCCAGTTGCGACGGCGAGGACGGCACATGCCAGCCGCCTGAACAACCGGCGCAGCGGTTCGATGCTTCCGCCGTCAGACGACCGGAGAACGATGCAAAATTTGCATATTCGCCAGCTGCCGGCCGCCAGACATAATTTGCCTGACAAACCGCCAGACCCGTCTCGCGTTCGATCAACGCCATGGCGCGGTCGGTGGCATCCTTGATGTAGATATCGTCGTCGATGAAATCGACACGGCAGTGCAGCTTGACCAGTGTCAGCCACTGGGCGGCGACGGTTGCTCCGTTGCGTTTGATCAGCTGGACGCTCATTTCTTCTTCGATCCCTGAAGTTCCTTGACCGCCAGTTCCACAGCTTTCGACACGGCATTATCAATCTGTTCGGTGATGAACGCGCGGGCGTCGCCGCGCAGCGCCGCCATCAACGGCAGGACACTGCATTCGAAGACCTCGCCGTCCTCACGGATGAAGGCGATGCGGTCGTCGTCAATCGCCCGCACCTCTATAAATGGCAGCGCCGCTTCCCCCTGCGCTCCTTGTGGCCCCTCGATACCCTTGCCGGAAAGACCCTGCGGCCCCGGTTCACCCGGCCTGCCGCGCTGACCGCGTGCTGCGATCAGCTGCCACAATGGAGATTCGCCTGGAACCGACGTGTTGTTATTGGCCTTGGACTGGAACGTGCCGCCATCCTTGATAACGCAATCGTTGCGGCGATAGGCCTTGGCCGGATCATGGGTGCCGAGATGATCCCATGGAACGGCATCCTGACCGCGTTCGCCGTCCTTGCCGTCCTTGCCGTCCTTGCCAGCCGGACCAGGTCCGCCAGTTGCTCCGTCCTTGCCGTCTTGGCCAGCCTCACCCTGCGGACCCTGCTCGCCGTCCTTGATCTCGGCCAGCTTCTCGGCGACCTCGGCGCGCATATCGTCGAGCCACTTTTCGGCGTCGATATGGAACTCGCGCAGCTTGACGCTGAATTCCTTGAAGTCGCGCTTGATGTCCGCCATGGCGAACTCGGTGATGTCATGCACCGTGGCGTCGATACTGGCTGTCGCCTCGTCGAACAGGGCAACGAGATCGGCCCTCAAATCATGGATGCTCTTGCCGACATCGGCTTCCTCGACCTTGGCTGCCAGCTTCGTTTCGAGATCGCACAGGGCGTCGTCGATTTTGCCAAGCCGGTCGTCGCGGTCATTGAAGGCGGCGGCGTTCTCTTCGAGGCTCTGGAAAACATCCTCATCGATTTTCTTCAGGCGCTTTTCGATGCCATCGATCGCTCTGGCCATTTCGCCGCGCATGACTTCGAACGCTGTAACACTGGTTTCCTTGTCCAGTTTTTCTTCCAGCGCCTTTGCGAAGTCCGGCTGCATCTCGGCAACCATCTCGCCGATGCCTGACAATGTCTTGCGGAATTCTTCGAGCGCGTCGAGGGCTTCCTGTTTGACGCTGGAATGCTCTTCGCCAATGGTGAGCATGTCCCGCTCAACAGTTTCGATATGCTCTTGCAGAGACTTCAGATCGTCCGCAGTAACCTTTTCGGCGAGCGTTTTTTCGTATTCTTTCGCTCGTTCTTCGATCCTGGCATCGATGGATTTCACGCTGTCGAAGATTTCACCAAAGACCCTGACGGTTTCCTCTTCACCCATCTGCTGGCGTTCGCCAGTGTCGAGCAGACTCTGCTGCACAGCGTCGAGATGCGTGCGCAGGTCCTTGATCCGTTCGCCCATGGCTTCGAGCACAAGGGCGCTTTCGCTGCGATCAAGCTTTTCTTCCAGTCCCTTGTCGAAGACCTCTTTCATGTCGGCGATGTGGTCGCCGATATCGATCAGGTTCTGGGCGAAGGCTTCCCCAGCCTTCAGGGTTTCTTCCAGCCCTTCCTGCAGCTTGCCGACATCGGCAAGGCCAGTGTTGAGTGCGGTCAGCTGGTCCTGCAGGTCCTTGAATTGCCCGCGCACGACATCGATCGCTTGCGTCATGACGGCGTGGTCGGCCTTTGCCGCAAGTTCGTTGCCGATCTCGATGGTTTTCTCATCAAGTTCGCTGCGGACTTTTCGGGTTTCGGCCTCGAAGCCTTCCTGCAGCTGGCCGACATCGCCGATGCTGGTGCCGATGGTGTCGATGCGGTCCTGCAGTTCTTTCAGCTGGCCGCGCATCACTTCCAGTGCGGAAAGCGCGACAGCACTGTCGAACTTCTTGTCCATTTCCATGCCGAGTTCGGCACGCACCCGGCCGATTTCCTCACCGAAGACTTCAATGATCTGTTCCGGATCGACCTTCATCATGATGCGCCTCGCAATTCCCGCAATACCGCATCGGACTTCGCCCGCAATTTGTGCCGCATCAGGATATTTCCATCTTCCAGGCTCGCGGCGGCGGCGGCGTCATCTGGCGGCGGATTGTTATCGTTTGTGTCGTCGGCTGGCGGCGGCGGCGGCGCTGCTGCTGCTGCCGGTTCCGGTATCTCATAGGACAGCGGCACCATCTGCTGCTGGACGCGCGGCTCGTCGCCATTTGCCGCGGCGGGCAGTCCTTCGGTGCGACGGGCCTCGTTGGGCGAGTAGATTCCGCCCTGTGTGGCTCTGGCCAGTGCTTCAATACGGGTTTTGAAATCGGGACGATCCAGCGCCGTCATGTCGAACTCGGTGTATTGATCGGTTAGTTCGATTTCTCCCAGCTGGTCAAAGGCCAGTTCGATATGATTGACATAGTAGGCAAGGCCCTGCGCTTTCCACTGCAGGGTCAGCTGCTCGACGTTGTTCCAGGTTGCGCCGGTCATGTCATCGATCAGGGCGAGCGGCACACCGAAACAGGCGGCGATCTGCTGACGCGCCAGCTTCAGCGACTCGATGAGTTGCGTATCTTGCGCATTCATCATCGTCGCTTTCCACTCAAGTTCATTGGTCAGGATCGGCACGCCGCCGATGTTCGCGCCAGTCGTCTGTTCCATCCAGCGCTCGCGCAGGATTTTGACCTGTTCGGCGGTCAGCGTTGCCTTGGTCTGCAGCACGCCGGACGGCTTCGACTGGTTGCCGAAGAACTTGTTCATGTTGACGGTGGCGGCGTTGTAGATGCCCTGTTCGATCATCGACGCGGTGACAGGCGGCTCGCCGATCAGCGGATGGCGTGGCGTGCGGCAACGGATATGCATCACGTCGCGGGCCGGAACGACCCAGCGTGCGCCCGCGTTGTAGGCCGGATCGAGCAGCGGATCGATCATCGGATTGCCGCCGATGGAGTAGAACACCGATCCATCCTCGGCGATCATGGGCACCGTCGCCTTGGCATTGAGCAGATGCAGCTGGGAAACTTCGGTGCGGTCATTGCGCTGCGCAAGCGCATAGGCATTGCCCTCGCCGAGAAGATCGAAGACCAGATTGAACATGAAGTCGGAACGGGTCTGGTAGGCATTCGGCTTTTTCAGCACCCGTGCCAGACCGGTGTTCTTGATGATCCGCGTGCCGCCGTTGTCGAGTTCTTCCTTGTTCTGGCCGGGTAGCTGGGCAATCGTCCGTGCATAGAGCGAGATGCAGGCATAGACGACACTGTTCACACCGCCAGGAATAGGATCATAGGCGACCTGACCGAAGTTGATCGGCCATGCGCAGGGAATCCAGCCTTCATCGGTTGGCATGGCTGGGGAAGAATAAGGCCCCGGCGATGAACGCCAAGGGCCAATTCCCATGTAACCCGCCATGCGCTGTATCAAGTTGGGCATTGCCCCTCACTATTTGTTTGTGGCGCTCTTCTTGCCTTTCAGCGGGGAGGTTTTTCCAGTCATTGGCGATGCGATGGTGTCCTCCCCGCCGTCCGGTTCGCCCAACGGTAAGGACCGTTCCGCTGGGGATTGGGCAGTGGTCATCTCGCGATTGCGGTAGCCCTGTTGCTGCTGGTGGAAATAGGCATTGGCCTTTTCGACGTGTTCCGGTTCAAGGCTCTCGCTGTAGCTGTCGGCATTGGTTCTCGGATCGTCGGCGATCTGGCCCCAGCCTTCCTTTTCGGCATGACGTGCGTCGGCGTCCGGCATGTTCTGAAACGTCATGCGGCGCGTTCCGGCGCGGATGAATACCTGCCGGGTCATTCGTCTTCCTTGGGAGATACGCGCGGGGCCGGAGCAGGTTTAGGTTCTGGCGCTGGGGATGCGGGCGCGGCGGGCGCTGCCGAAATCGATGTCTCGAAATCGGTCAGGGACTTTGGCAGGTTATGCGTGCTGATGTCCCAGCCATCCGGAATCGACGTGTCGAAGCCGCTCGCAGATGCGCCGTCTTCCGTACTCAATCCCCACTGGTCACTCTTGGCGGCGGCGGCTTGGCTGTCGTCCAACTGCAGGAACTGGCCCGCATAATTGCCACGCGTCACAAAAACGAGTTTCGTTCCACTGGAAGTTTTTGCTGTGGGTGCTTTTGCCATTGGTTTTACCCTTGATTTTCTGGACTTGTTCAATTTGCGGTGTAAGTGAAGTTCAGCGGCTCCGACCTAAGCTGCTACCACCAATTCGAAGTCGATAGGACCTCCGGTGAAGTACGGGCCGTCCGTGAATAGTATCTGTGTTATCCCGTTGCTGGGGGCGACTACCAGTGGCGTGTGCGTGACGCCCTCGACCTTCAAGGTTGTCACTCCAACCAATTCTGGGAATTCCCCTGCCAACACCACTGGGCTGTTGGCGTACGTGGTCCTCGCTTCATCCGTGTAGACATCTGTTATGACGGCGAGCGGGTATGGCCCGAAGAAATGCGTTGGGGTTATCGACCCGGTCAAACCCCCTATATTCAATACATCGTCTACAATCGCGCCACGGAACCATCCTCCAGCACCATCAGTGACGTCCCCTGAAGTAGCTGTTACGGCCATAGGCCCTTCTGGCTCTTCTGGATCGCCGTCGCTGACACTGTTGTCGAAATCGACGAGTGACTGCGGATAGCTGTAAGGGCTGATATTGAGGCCGGACTCGATGGATGAGTTGATGCCGTTACTGCCCCAGCTGGTGGCATCGACCGCCCATTTGTCGGTGATGGCTTGCGCGGCTTCGGTATCGGCCATCTGCAGCCGCTGGTTGGCATAATTTCCGAACAGGACGAGCATGCTTTTCAACGCCGTTCTCCCTTTGAAAATGAGATGCCACCGCCAGTTGGTTTCTGGCGGTGGCGAAAGTCCTGTTACCAGGTCAGGCCGTTGATGACGGCAACCATGCCGCCCCGACGCATCGCCCAGTCCATATCCATGAGCATGCGGATACCGATGGACGCCGTCTGCCACAGCGAACGAACCGGCGAAGCCGCCGCCCCAGCGCCATCGACGATGGGAAGCACCGTGCCAGGAACCGGAATGGCTTCCGATGCCGGATAGCTGCCGTCTTCCTCGTGGATCGTTGCGACATCGGAGATATCGAACTCAGGCGTATCGCCAACACCGGTCGAGAAGTCCGCAAACCGCACCAAGGCCAGAGTGGTTGTGGGCACACTGGTCGAGGAGATGAACGGGAATCCGCCGATGTTGCCAGCGTTGATCTGGTCACGGTATGGATACACGCCGACCGTCGTTGCGACGAACTGCAGCTTGAAGATCATCGACGGATTGATCAGGAACACCAGCCGGTCAGCCGCATTGGCGGCAATGAACGGAGCGATGATTGCCTGCAAGTCCTTGTCGATGGCATTCGTGCCGCCGCCTGCTGTTGCAACGATTGGTGTGACGCCGTTCAGCAAGCCAGCCGGACGGATCGCATCGCCCGCTACCGTATCGAGCAAGGCCGCATCGATCGCCACAGCGGTATCATCGACGATGCCTTCACGGATCAGAGCCTCGATAGCCGGTGTCGAGTGCGCAGCCATCTCGCGGGTATAAGTCGAGATGACGCCCATCTTGTGCGGCACGAGGGTCACCGACCCGAACGAACCACGACGGACAGGAATCGGCTGGCCTTCACCGACGAACGCACCGGCAAGATCGCCGGGTGCCCGACGTGCCTGGTTGCGGCGCGGCAGCTTGATCTGACCGTTGCGACCGAAGGTGAACTTCGATCCCATTGCCGACAGATCGCCGTAGACGGAAATTGCCTTGAGTGAATCCACCCAGGCATCGATACCGGTCATGACCAGTTCAGCTGCCCAGCCTGCGACGGTCGTCTGTGCAGGATTGGTAGTTGCCTTGATCACTTCGGCAACGTCGTCGCGGTCACCATAGCGCTTCATGCGGATGGCTTCGACCGGCTGGCGCAAGGCATGCGCTTCAAGGTTGCAGACAGCCATCTTGAGCAGGATATCCATCGGGCTTTCACGACCGGAAGCAGCACGGCGCTGTTCGGTCTGAACGTTCGGACGGAAAATCTGCTGGTTGGTTTGGGTGGTGCTCGCCGTGCGCATGCCGAGGTCTTTTTCGGTCGAACGCTTGCGGTCGAGGTCTTTTTCGAGCGTGGCAATCTCATCCTTGAGAGTGTCAAACTCTGTGATTTCGTCTTCCGTGAGTTCTTCGTCATCACGGTTCTTGGCATCAAGTGGTGCCTTCTTGTCGTGTGCCGCGACGAGCTTCTGCTCCAATTCGCGGATTTTCTCAGCGAGGGTCATTTTTCGCCCCTGTTTTTCGAGTGCAGGGCCGGACTTGGCGGTTTTGGTCACGTTCTGGTCGGTGGTGCCTGACTTGGCGAGGACCAGCTGGCGTGTTTCTTCACTGATGCCCATCGATCGCATCAGCGCGTCCGCATTGGCGGGCACTGAAACGACAGAGCATTCGAGCAATTTGGATTTGAGGTAGCGGAAAGGCCCCCAGAACGGATCGCCGTCCTTGTTCACCGGTTCCTTTTCCATCGGGATAAAACCGACGCTGCAAGCGCGAAGGATACGGGCTTCGAGCAGCTGCCGGACCTCGTCGACTCTGGCGAGTTTGCCGCCTTCGAGCAGCTTGAGCCGTCCGATCAGCTGCTTGCCGACGATCTTGACGTTCTCCCAGGTGCCGATGGGCTGCGTCTTGTCGTGCATGAACAGCGCGACAGGGTTGAGTGCGAATTCAGTGAGGTCCCAGCCTTTGGCCACGATCACGTCGCCGACACGATCCACGGATTCGGTGGACATGACGAACTCATAAGGGTCGGTGGCAGACTGGGTGGCAGTTTTGAAGACAGGGTCCATGGGACAAGGCCAACGTTATTGCGTTGGTCAGTCCATTTAACTGTTTCGCGGTAACCTTTGGGTTACGTGGGAAATTATTTCACGATGGCAGGAACACCGCGCCCTTCAGCGAGCGAAAGCAGCTTGACGGCAAGGCCATAGCTCGGTGACTGCACTTCGCCGGATGCGATCCGCCACATGTGCATGCGTGAACACCCGACCGACGAGGCGATCTGGGGAAGTGTCATGCCGGTCTGTTCAAGTCCGGCGACCATTGCCTGAAATTGTTCTTGTGTCGAAAGCTGCATGGCGCAACAATTTTCCAGTGAGAGTATGTATATATACTACGAAAAGGCCGCAGACACCAAATGTATGCCTGCGGCCCTGTGCTTTCCTGAAGGTCTTCCAAGGGGATCATGTGCTATCCCCCAAATCGAAGCTAACACAAATTCGTTTGCGCGGTAGGGATTCGAACCCACGGTTGCCTCGGTATCGGGTATCCGTCCCCACCTTAGCAATCTATACGGTTAAAGCCTTACTTTTTCGGCATCACATTTTAGACCAGACTCATGAACGCGCATGCAGTTTATCTTGATTTGCCTCTACGCCACGGGCTTTTTTTCTTGTGCCAAGACTGATGTCTGGGCCGACCTTCGAGGCCATCCGGTCGATTAGGGGCCATGGTCCACACACCATCTTCCGCAGCGGCCTCAAGAAAGGCAATTCTGCAAGCGCCAGCAGACAATCGACCTTCCAGTGCATCAATGCACGCCAAGCGCGCCGCGTAATGTTTCTCGCCATGGTCATCGGGCCAGTCGTTCAGAAGATGGTCCGCCAAATCGCCCACGGTCTGCAACACGCGCATCCGGCCCAGTGTCGAGGTCTGCACCGCCAGATGCTCGATGGCTATGTCTCTGAGTTTGGGTGTCGTTTCGCTCATGAACTCTAATATTGGAGATGATTCGCCAAGAGTCGAATCACCCAAAGGGGTTAGATTGTCGCATCCTTTAGCGTTTGATCGCGCCAGTGCGCAGCTGCATGAGTAAGTCCTGATAGGCTTCCGGATCGCGGACTTTCAGATGACGCAACTGCATCGAGCGCTGGTCAGGCAGCATCTCTTCTGGCGGCAACCCTTTGCCGCCGCCCTTCTCCGGTTCGGTGTCGAGATATTGCTGCATCCAGAATTTGATCTTGTCAGCCGCTTCCTGCTTGGTTTCCTCTGTCCCGTTCATATCGCCACTAAAGAACTTAACGTCCGAACCAAGCTGGAAGCTGTACGCCCACCTGCCCTTCTGCGGCCCCTGTTCTTCGCGCAGGATGCGCCCGACAATGATGCCCTGGTACTTGGCACAGAAGTCATAGGCGAGTTCATCGCCGCCGATCACGGTTCTTATCCATTCGAGTTCAATCAACGCCTATCTCCATCAGCTGGGCATAAACCTCGTCCGGCGTTCCCTGCAGGATTGTATGACGGCCATCAAGCAATGCCTCGGCATCTGCAATACAATCCCAATAGCTGTGCTGTGGGCCGACCCGCACGGCGACTTCGCGCCACTTCAGGATTTGCATGCGCAAGGCCAGTCGTTCGTTTCTGTTCACCGCTTCCTCCTCGGTCTGCGATAGCTGTCGTGGTTGCCACGGCACAAGGTCAGGGCCTCGTCGTCGGGCGATACGCCATTGGCAATCGCCATGGCGCGATAGTCGTCATAGAGCGGGAAGCCGCCATCGGTGATCGGGCGCTTGATGTCGCCGCGCATGGCGGCAATGCGGACACCGAGATTGTTGTCGGCGTTCTGCAGCAGGAAACTGGCACAGGTCGAAGGCTTTTCCGACCCGTGCATGTGACAGGCGAAGGTGTTGAACGAGGCGTCATAGGCCGTGTTGGCGGAAATGCGGAACGCCTCGGCTGGGAAGGTGCCTGTCGGCAAGTCCTTGCGCCATGGGCACTGCTCGCAAGGCTCGCGCCGGTTCCAGCCCTTGCCGTCGCTGGCGGACAGGAGGGAAACGACAGCATGTTCGCCGTCGCCACAATGGCGGATGTTTTCAACGCGGGTGGATCGTTTTCGTCTCATCAATCGGTTCCTTGTCCTTTCTGGAAATACGGGCGGGTGAAATCCCGTTCTACTTGCACAGTGGTGAAGCCACGGAAGATCATGATTCCCTGTATGAAGCCGAGCCAACGGTTCGCTTTCCCCTCGTCAGTCATGGTTCTGAGTTCCGACAACATCCAGCGAAGGTGAACAAGATGGGTTCCTGGCACTGGTATGCACTCTGCTTTGTGGGCAAACTTTGCCAGCATGGTGTCGTAGCGATCTATGATGTCTTGGTGGATGACGCCCACTTGCATGGTTGGTGGTTCCTTGTTCAGTTGTCGCCTGAGAGGGGGTTCATCGAGCAAAACCCCCTCCCGCGCTGGATACCAGCAGCCCTTTCAGGCGAAGGGCGACGACCCACCCTTCTGCTGCCACTGCCGGATGCCCGACCAGTCAGCGGCCATTTCGTTCGTCGGCACTATCGGCACCGACGATCCTGTCCATTTCGTCGGACCAAAGGTCTATCTCGTTTTTTACCGCCAGCATGCCCCGCTGGTTCGCCAGCCCATGCAAGTGCAAAGCGATGTGCCCCGCGCCGGACAGGAAGGCATCGCGAATCGGGACAATGACACGCGGGTCCGACTCGTTGGGGAACGTGATGACAAGGTATTCCTCGAACAGGGCTTCCAGTGTTTCGTGGTTCATTGGTCTACCTCTATCTCGACTGCCATACCGATCTTCCGCATCTTGTCGAGGGTAGAGTGTTCCTCGGTGCGCTGGCTTGAATGTTCCTCATGCCACTGGTGATCGGCAGAAAGGGATGGGGCGAAGATAACAAAGCCCTCCGATGAATTATAGCGGATCATTGCCGCCATGCCATGTTCCTGCGCGCGGCGCTCGATGTAGGCGCGCAGCTGCGGGTCACGGTGCGCATCGGGAAAGCGCGGGTCCACCCAGATTTGCACCACAGGCAGATCAATGGATTGCTTGCCCTCGTACTGCATGGTGATGTAGTCCGGCATGATGTCGATGACGTAGTGCGACCGATCCGGCCTCGACAGGTCGGCGGTGTCGTCATTGACCAGCCAGCGGCAGTTCCAGACCATGCAGCTGAACGGGCGCTTGGTATAGATGCTGCAGCCCTTGCCCGTCTTCTGATACTGGCAGCGGGTGTTTGCCAGTTTGTTGATTTCCTTGGTCGGCAGCAGCTTGCAGCACAGCTGGCAGTCGCCGCACTGGCGTCGTGCAGTCTCGCTCATTCCGCTGCGTCCTCGTGTGGCTGTTGCACCGCATTGCCTACCTTTGGTTTGTATTGCGTCAGTCGGTCGGTAAATCCGAACGGGAAAAGGCGACCAGGCTCGATGATGACAAAGAGATGATACTGATTGGCGGTGTCAACAAGGCGGCTTTCTGCCGGATAGAGTTCGACGGCCTCGCATTCCTTGCCCACCAGTTCGTTCTTGATGCGCTGGAAGTCCCGAAAGCGTTCTTCGCCGATAGGTGCGCGATCCCGCCGTTTGATCGACAGCCATTTCATCTTCGGCCAGCCAGCAACCTCGTCTGCGTCGCGCACATCGACCTGATAGCGGCTGTTGATGACGATATTGGACAGTCTGCGCTCATTCTCCATGGTGGCGCGCAGCTGCTCGATGGGCACGTTCAAGTTTTTGGCCATATCGCGCAGATGTGCATCGGAAATCGGTAGCGGTTGAGCGGGCGCGAAAGGCGTCCACGACGGTAGCTTGTTCTTAGACTGCATCGGCAGCGTCCTCGATAGTGATGCGGATGCGCCGACCGATTAGACGGCGCAGATCATCATGTTTTTTGCCTTCATTCCAAGACATCAACCGGATGAAGAGGTCAGAATCGTCACTGGAAAATTCGATAGTCGCGGACTGTCCGCCGTCTTCCAGCTGTATGTTGCTGGCATCAATTTCGGCGATGAAGGTTGCGTCTCTCATGACTGGTCCTCGAACTCGTGGCAGTGGCCGCAGTAGCGGTGCTTGATATCAAATCGGGTGGTAGCTTTTCATGCCGCAGCGCGGACAGGTGTTTCCTGCACCGGAGCCTTGGCCTTGCGGGTTGGCCACTGGTTGAACAGGGTGCCAAGCTTCGACGTGTTGACGATCTGCATGGTCGTCCAGCGTTCGACGCTGCCATCGGCCTTGGTGACGGTCAGGGTCGAGTAACCCCAGACGTGCGAACCGGTCAGCGAGGCGTCTACGACTTCGCCGATCTTGTTGACGATCTTCATGACGAAGAGGTCGTACTGATCGCCTGCGCCCTTGATCATCTCGGCGACGAAGGCTTCGACGTTCTCTGGCTTGTGAGCGCGGATATTCGGCTCGCCCCAACGACGGGTTGCTGCCGTGTAGGTCGTCAGGCGGGTGGCCAGATTGTGGCGCGCGTCCATCGTCGCGTTGCCGCGCGGGAATGCGGTGTCGAGGTCCATGCCGTGTTCTTCCATCTTGGCGAGGTACTTGCCAGCCAGTGCGCGAGCATCCTGCTCGGCGCGGGCGAAGGCGTCCTGCTTCTGCGGCAGAACAGCGGCGGTGATCGGGTGGGCAGTGTCGAGGTAGGCGACGGTCTTAGGCATGTGGTGGTCCCCGTTGGGTGGTGGTGGGGGGGCCGCAGCCCCGTTGGTTAAGGACGGCTGTTCGTCCTTTGGCTTGTCGCTCATAGCCTGATCCTTTCCAGCCGCGCGAATACCTCTTTGGTCAGCGGCTCATGTTTGTCATCGTCGTAGGTGATCACCCATCGGCGGCTGGGATAAAACAGCACTGAGACAAAGCAGAGTCTGCCGTCATCAAAGAAAGCACCGTAGCCGTATCCATCCTGCTTCTCGGCCTTTTTGACAGCCACGCGGACTTCATCCGGCAGCGCGTCAATCGGCACGGCAATGGCCCCGAAGGTTGTCATGCGTCGTCGCCTATCAGTGAGCGCCGCACGTCGATCAGCTGCTCGAAGGTTTCGCCGCGCTTGCCGGTCAACGGCTTGTAGTAATAGCCGCTGCGGTCCTTTTCGATGAAGATCGCGCCGACAGCCTTGCCTTCGAGCCGCACGATTTCAACGCATGGCTTGGCACTGGCAGATGGTTTTTCGAACGTGATCATTGCCGTTGCCTTCTGTCTGGATGGCCGTGGTCGCCGAACAATTCCTGTTCGGAAATGGGGATCATTTCTTGGACTGCCTTGAAGTGCATGGTGAGCATCGCCTTGCGGACCATAGGGGAATGACCGGCCAGCCAGAGCGACAGCAGTTCGCACAGGACAGCGCCCTGAACACTCGGATCGCGTCTGGCCAGTAGCGGCTTGATCTCTTCGACGATGGCAGCAACGTCGAGGGCCATTTCTTTTTCAATGGAGGTTGGCATTTGGTCGGTCCTTTAATTCCCCTTCACCACCTAATACGTGCCGTTCGAGATTGCTGATGCGGGCATGCTGCACCATGTTGATGTGGTCTTGTTCGCGGTACGCTTTCTGCTGCAGACGGCCCTGATAGAAAATCAGGGCGACCGTCGCACAGTTGGCCACGAGAACGAACACGTTGACATAGAAGCTAAAGGGCATTGGTGTTTCCTTCCTCTGGCCAGCGCTTTAAGGGCACGAGCCGCAGATTGTCTTCGGCACAAAGAGGGCAATAGATTTCCGTCTCTTCCGCCAAGCGCCCGCATTCCTTGTCATCGAATCCGCAGATCACGCATTCGAAATGATACTTCATCTGTCCTGACCTTTTTGCAGTGCAACACCGACGAACAGGGTGAGTGCCAGCAGCGCAACGCCGAGCAGGATCATGCTCCAAAACAGGATTTGATACATCACATCCTCCCGTCGATGACTTGGACTTCCTCGCGCGTCGTCAGCTTGACGATGCGGATCAAGCGCTGCTGGGCGGCGGCGATCTGCGATGCTTGCTCGATGATGAACGGCAGACGCTTTTCGTCGGCTGCGAGTAGCGGCATCCACATGCCATTAGGTCCCAGCGTGGCGCAGACGCCTTCGGTGCCATCGTCATCGACCGACAGCGCCATCCAGACGCTGTCGATGCTGAGTAGAGTGTTGATTTGCGGTCCGCTCATCGAATATGCCCAACGATAATGGCGAAGCACATAAAGCAGAATACGACGAAAATTCCCGCCAAACGACCAGCCAGACGCCAGTCCATGTTCCAGTCTTTACTGTGTTTTTCCATCTCTTCCGCCAGAATTGCTGACAGGTCTGGCCCTTGTACGCCCTTGGGACCTTGCAAGCCCTTTTGCTCGTCGCGGCTCAATTTAGTTTCGCAATCTTGACGTTGTTTGTGTGCGAGACGATGTTCACCATCATCTGGTCTTTGGTAAAGGTGAATTCGAGCCAGCCATCCTTTTCGAGTGCTGTCTTGATCGTTTCCTTTTCGATGACATCGACGCCGTCATCCCCGCCGAAGGTGGCGCGCTTGATCTCATACCAGCCACGGGTTTTCTCTGGATTGCACTCCTCGGCATAGATGACGACTGGCTTTTCGCCGTCCGGAAAAGCGCCGTTGTGCATCAGGTAGACGCCCTGATCGCCGACGATCCAGAAACCCTGTTCCGGATTTTTGTCGCCGTCCATATGCTGCACCAAGTTCGGCCTCGTGCCGTTCGGCCAGTGCTTCTCGGCGTCTGCCCAGAGCAGCTTCAGGTTCTCGTTTGTGAAGGTGAGTTTCATTTGTGGTTCCTTGTTTTAGTATTTCAGAAAGCCTTGCCGGTTGCATTCCAGAAGTTCATCGCGCTCTGCATCTGTCCGATAGTTGGCCTTCAAAGTCTCGCATCGCTCCCGATGCTGCCACGCACGGACAATCTCGGCATCCTGATGAGCCTCATACTCACGGACGAAAAAGTAGTAAGTGGTGGCGATGATGCAGATACATGCAGCTGCGATGAGGATTTTCATCGTGCCGGTATCCCGCCTTTGTATGGGTACTTTGTCAACGTCCCGTCGTTCTGGCGAAAGCCCTTGAGCCGGATGCCCTGCGCGGTAAAGCAATCACTGGCATCGTCGATCAGGTCGTTCGGTGCAATGACGCCGCCGTAGGCGATGGTTTCTTGCCTTGCGCTGTCGCGCAGCCGCATGCGGCACTGGGCCTTTGCCTGTTCGAGTTTCACCGGACTGATCTTGCCGCCAGCGAGCGGGACAAATTCTGCCTGTCCCGAAACGCAACCGGCGAGCGGCAGTAACGAGACTGCCAGTATGAGGTATCTCTTCATCGTGATTCCTCAGAAACGCGGGGCATGGCGCAAACGGCGACCAGCGCGAAGATGCCGAAGAGAAGACCGAGGATGAGCCAGCCGATAAAGCTACGGCCCTTTGAGGTGGCGATCACGGCGGCGGTAATGCCGCACATGATCCAGAGTATTGCGAGTTCCATTGCGTTGGTTCCTTGATTGGTGGGGGCCGAAGCCCCGCTGGTTCCCCTTGCTGTTTACTGGCAGGACGCCGGATTGCGCACGCAAATCTCGGCGGTCTTCTTGCCATTCGGATTGCGGACGACAACCTTCTTGCCGTTGACGACCGCGACTTTGGTTGCCTCGACCGGCATCCACTTCCAGCCTTGCATGGTCATGCACTGCTTCTTGACGTAGGCGGTGCGGATGGCGTTGCCGATGGCACTGCCGATGGCGGCACCGGCCACGAAGGATGCCGATCCCATGGCGAACGAACCTTGCTGCGCGCCCATGGCCATCAGGTTGCACTGTGCGTCGGCCATTTCATAGGTTGGACCAACACCGATTTTCGTCCACTGGTTTTGCGCCATGGATGCTGTTGTTCCCATTGCAAGGATAACTGCTACTGCCCCGATTTTTGTGATGTGCTTGTTCATTTTGTTTCTGTGGTTCCTTGAGCGTCATCTTCAGGCTCGCCATGCTCAGGACGAACGACGGGGTTGGTTCCCCGTTTCGACTTTTATTTGGTTCCCCGTTTTAGCAGCTGTAACCGCAGCCAAGCGTTCCATTGTTTGGCCGTTCCAAACTATACGGGTCTTGAGTGCCGCGTTTGCCGGTGTACGGATTGGTGTTGCCGCGCGTCGAGTAGTTGTCGAGCGTCGTGTTGTTCCGGTTGGAGCGCTGGTACGATTCGACGTAGGTGCCATTCTTGCGGAAATGACCGCTGACGGTATCCGCCTGCGCCGCAGTGGCGCAAAGGACAATGGCAAGTGATGCAATGAGAGTTTTCATTTCAGGTTTGGTTCCTTGAGCGTCATCTTCAGACCCGCCATGCTCTTTGGGCGGGTGACGGGGTTGGCTCCCCGTTTCGACTTTTTTGGTTAACCTGTAATGCGCTTCAGTATCTCATCGAGTTTGGTGTCGAGTGCGTCAAACTTGTTGTCCATACTCGTCTCAAGGTGGGCACGGATTCCCAGAAACTCGCCCTTGAACATGACTTCCAAATCCTGCGACAGTTCAGAGAGGCGGCGGTCGAGTCGGCGCACCGATTCGCTGTTGCCCTGTGTCAGTTCACGCAAGTCGCCAAGATCGCGCTGAATGCGCCGCAAAAGTTCCGTGGTGCCGTCGAGTACATCAGCCATCATTCTTTCCCTTCCAGTTTGCGTTCGAGGCTGCGGCCCATGTCGCCCAGCTTTCGGGAAACATCCTTCAGGCCATCGGCGTGGCTTTCATGACCCTCGCTGCGCAACCGTGTTGCCAGTTCCTCGTAGTCGTAGGCGGCACGGACTAACCGCTCTGCCGTCCGGAGTGTGATGCTCTTGCGGGCCATTTCGTCTTCGTTCCTTTCGGCATCGCGCTCTTTGGCGATCATTTGTCCATAAGTCGTCAGGTTGGCTTGTCGCGCCAACGCGTTGAGATGTTCACGGGTGAGGATCGTCATTGCTCTGACTCGTCGTGGTCCTCGTCCTCGTCTTCGTCGTTGTCAGGCGCGGCCTCCTCGGCAGCGGCGAGGCGCGCCCAGTAGGCGTCGCGCTCGGCTTGGATGCGATCCTTCTCGGCCTGCGGCAGGGCGTGATACGCGGCATCCTCGGCGGCGATCTCGGCTTTGGTCTGGGCTTCGCGCTTGGCGTCGTCCTCGGCCATCAGTTCATCCAGTGTTTGCATTTTGCGGTTCATTGTGTGGTTCCTTGTCACGTCATGCGTTTACTTTGTATGCACCAATTAGTGATCGGGTGCAACAACTATTTCACAAATTAGAGCATGCGCAACAGAATTGGCAGATTAGCCAATGAGGGCCATAACGTCGAGGGGATTTTCCGTCTGCAGCTTCAGGGCGGCGACGGCTTGCACGGCTGCAACAGCCGGATCGATGCGCCCGAAGGATTTCTGTTTGGTCAGTTTGCGATTGCCCGCCGGGTCGCGATCAATAATGGCGTTCGACACCGCCCAGCGCAGGACAGGATGCCCGCCATGGAAGATGCGCCCTGACAGCGCCAGTTCCTCGAAAACGTCGATGGCCGGTGCCATGTCCTTATACCCCTGCCCGAACTCGGTCAGCGGGACGGCGATGCCCAGCCGGTTGAACGCCTGCTTCAAAACGTCAATGCGCCAGCGGTCATAGGCGATCTTCTGGATGTTCATGATGCCGACCGCGTCGCCGATATCGGTCGCCAGCCAGTCGTAGTCGAGCGCCGATCCTGGGACTGGGATAATCAGTTCGTCCCTCGCCCAGGCGCGGTATGGCGCGCGATCCCGAAGACCGCGATCATCGAGCGTGTCGTCCGGCGTCCAGATGCGCGGAAACAGGTGGATGTTGTGCTGGTCGTCCTCGACCGCGAACACCAGCGCCGACAGATCGGTGCGGGCCGAGAGATCGAGGCCACCGTAAACCGGCCTGCCATCGTAAAGCAGCCGCTCGTCGGTCGGCTTCTCGCCCAGTTTCCACACGCTCGGTGTCAGGAACGGTGCCTTGGCCTGAACCCGCTGGTTCAAGTAGAGATTGCGCACCGAGGCTTCCAGCGACGGCACTTTCTCGGCGCGCTTCATCGTCGTGCGGAACTCGTCGAGATCGCGGTAGTCGCCCAGTGTCGGATTTGCCTTGTGCCATTCCTTCTCGTCGAGCAGATCGCAATTGTCGGTGGCGGCATAAAGATGCACGGCGAAGGTGTCGTCGTCGATCTCGCCTTGCTGAACCTTGATGCCATAGTCGATGAGTTCGGACAGGATGTGATCGTTGGCCGGTGCCTGCGTCGAGATCACCATCATCAGCGGCTCGACTTGGCTACCGAGCGAGGTCATCAACGCGTCGTACAGTTGCGGATTTTTGGCCTGTGCCAATTCGTCGTAGACGACGAGGTCGAGGCCTTCACCGAACTGGCCACCGGCCTCGGCGGCAATCGCCATGTAGTGTGAGCTATCCGCCTTGTGCGTCACGGTCTTGGTCGAGTCGATCACCTTGAGGTGCAGGCGGATTTTTGCGTTCGCCCTGACCAGCGCGGCGACGAAGCGGAACAGGATGCCCGCCTGCTTTCTGGATGTCGCTGCCGAAACGATCGTCGAGTGCATGCGCTTGGCCGGACCGACGAGATGGATCAGCACAATCAAAGCGGCCAGGAGGGTCTTGCCCGCGCGGCGGCCGACAGACAGGATCGCTTGTCGCCGTCGCCTCGTGCCGTCCTCGCGGCGCGGGTTGTAGACATCGCGGATGAAGTCGATCTGGAAAGCGCGCAGGCGCAGCGGCTGGCCGACGAACTTTCCGGCTGGAACCACGAGCGAGTGACAGAAGGCGATGATCCGGCCCGATGGCTTGAACCAGTCGTCCCTCGGCACATCCAGTTTGATGAAACCGGCTTCGAGATAGTCAGGCAGACGCGGCGGCAGCGGTTTCTTGGCGCGTGCGACTCTGGCCGCTGGTGTCGGCTGGGCTTTTTGCAGGATCAGCTTCGACATGGCGCGCTGGACCGGACCTTTCATTGTTTGGTTCTTGGCTCGGTGAACCACGCGCCGTTGGGATCGCCATCGGAACCGAGCAAGGCATCCATGATGTCGTCTTCTTCAGGGGTATCGTTGGAACCTTGCAGCCGCGCCCTGGCAACCGGAGACAATCCCAGCTGCTGGCCGGTGATGTCCATTTCCTTGGCATAGTCGAAGGCCAGTTTGATCAGCGGATTGATCTTGGTGACCTTCGGCGTTTTCTTGCCGTCAGCGCCAATTTCGCCACCCTCGTCCGTCCACAGTTTACCTTGGTCGATTGCCGTCTGAAGTCGCCCGTATGCCCACCATGCTCGGACGAACCTTTCGAGTATCGGGCTGTCCGCTTTTTTCAATAAATCGAGCGGCATGGCGGTGATGACGAACTTCCACAAATTGCGCTGCTCGGCGATCATCTTCGTCGGCATAACCGGCGCACCTTTCAGCTTCACGGGTGGCGGAATGGCCTTTTTGCCAGACTTCGCCCGATTGCCCTCAAGTGCCTTGATCTCGCGTGCTTTTGGTGGTCGGCCCATTTTCCAAATTGTCGGTTTGTGGTACTAATGCATTGATTTAGCATAATCTTATTTTCCGGAATGTAGAAAGAAGG